AGCAGCCCTGAGGATGAAATCCCCAAGATCCACTCGACCTGCACCTGTCCGAGGTGCGGGTGGTCGAAAGACTTCAGCGACGTTACCCCGTAGGGGGTCACGTGACCGAGTTCCTTCGGACGTCATTCGGGAAGGAGTTGAGACCTCCAACCTTTCTGACAGAATGTCGGCACAAACTTTCCTTAAGAAAGCTGACACCGCTCTGATTGACACTTTTAGTTTGATCGGGGTCCGGTTTAAGAGGGTTCTAAAAACAGAATCTTTCGAACAGAAAGATTTGGGCATCCTGGTTAAGCAGTTGAAGACTTTTGTCTCCGGCTTTATTCCTTTGGCCCTTAACGACGAACTCCCTGTTGGCTTCACTCCCAAGGCCGCTTTGAAACAGTTTGCTCCGGATGCAGCTCGTTGGATACGAGTCAGACTCTTCTCTAAGAGAAATCTGGACCGTAAACTTCGAGTAGCATCTATGATCAACTACTCTAAGCGCCTGTTTCCCAATCTACCTATTAATATGGTCAGCGAGAAAATCCGTGATTTTCGGGATTTTGTTGGTGCTCCGGATACTGAGCCCCTACACGATAGATATCGTATTGAGGCCTCCATCCGAACCAATATCCAACGGCTACCCCGATTCACTGCAGATTATACCCGTCCCTTTGTCCCCTCTACAGCTTCTTGCCTGGAGAGAGGTAAGGCCCAAGGTGGTCTGGCCTCACTCATGGTAGATCTCTTGAAGCCCGTCCTGAGAGAACATCCCATTCTCTCTAAGATTGAGTTGATAGAGACACTTGGTGAAGAAGAACTATTCGTAAGTCTGCGACCTATTTGGGACGAGATCGTCCTTATCCTCTTTACAGAGGCAATGGAACGATACCCAATGGTCGGGCCGTGGCTTCCTCACTTATGTGAGCCAAAAGGAATTGGTGAGCCCTTGAAGGTTCGTATCATAACGAAATCTACATGGGTTAACCAGCTCTTGAAGCCAATTCAACAGGCTTGGCATGGAGAAATGCGACGGGATCCCACCTTTGAACTTATTGGTGGTACTCCTGTCACACACTCCATTCGTGACCTCCGACTCGAACCGAAGCAAAGGTTCGTTTCTGGAGATTACGAATCAGCCACAGACCGTATCCATCTGCACTACACCGTCTATACGGCAGAGTGTATGTTGGATAACACAGACTTCCTCTTCCCTGATATATTAAAGGAAAAATGGACTCATGAAGAACTCACCTCTTGGTTCAAAAGGTTTGTCCTTTCTTCGTTCCGTGATATATACATTGCCAATGGGGCCGGTGTTATTACACCAGTCTCCGATCTCCACTTCCTTTTGGACAACATTATGGTCCATCAGGGAAATCCCGCACTTCGATTCCACTCCTCTCAAAATGAGGAAGGTCTCGTTACCGGATATGATTACTATGAAGGTTTCAAGGATATGGATATCCATGATGTCTTCATGTTCCGGTCCGCGAATAGTGAGTTTGGCTCAGTCACAGAACAAAAGTCCTACTTTACAAAGCTAAATAGAGGACAGATGATGGGACATATTCTCTCCTTCCCCATCTTGTGTATGATCAATTATTCGTCATCCACCCTCGATCTTCCTCCCGGAAGATTCGTTCGGGTCAATGGTGATGACATTCTCTTTCCTGCGACTCCATCAGAGTACAGGAGATGGGAGATCAATACAAAGAATGTGGGATTGAAGAAGTCTCTTGGTAAGAACTACTACTCACGGGATATGGCCATGATCAACTCAGAGGTCTATACTTGGGGTAAGGAGGAGAACCGCTTGGTCCGCCTCCAGTTTCCAAATGTTGGCCTACTCGGTTATCTATCTGATTTTGTTGACAGGGAGGGTAATATAATCTCTCCTTGGGAGCAGCTTTCTGGCATACTCCGGGACTTCTGGAAGGGAGTCCCTCTCAACTATCAGACAGAGGCTAAGCGCCTTATCAGGGCGCGGTATCCCATATTGAGTGGTTTTCCGGGTTCTATTTTCGGACCCACAGCCCTAGGCTGTTTAGGTCTTCCTGTCCCCGAGGGACATGAGTTTACCCGGTACCAGAGAGTATGGATGGAGGCACATAGACGGGGGGAATACTCCTATCGGGAGGGATTGCATACTGAGTTCGCGAGGATAGAAACTCTCTATCAACGAGAAATTCTTTTGCAAGATCCCTTTCTCAAGTGGGGTATCCCTGATCTTACCTTACCTCCAGAGAATATCTTACCTGACCCGTACTCTCGATCTGGCGGATTGTCTAGGGAACTGATGCAGATTAGGAGGTGGTATACTAAAACACCACCCCTTAAGAAGTTTCGGATATTCGGTAGGAGACGATTCAATCGTCACCTCAACAAACATCCAACGCCCCCCCTTTCGGGATCTGCACTGGAATCAGTCTTCCAGAACGCTTGGTCATCTCCAAGACCACAGTGGTTCCATTTACGAAGAGGAACCACGGTAGAGGAAACAACTGTCTTGCCATTCGATTACCTGGGGTCTAGCCTGTAGGCTAAACGAGAGACCTGAAGGCCCCTCTTCGTAAGGTAAGGGTCCGGACACCGTCCGCACTAATTGAATAATGGCGAAAGGAAAGAATAACACCAAAGGAGGTCGTGTTCCTCGGAACATGAATTCCTTCACTTCGGCTCAACCTTTTGGAACCGGGGGAAATCGATCCATCCAGAGAGGTGGAAAGCCCACGATAAGGACAGTCCGTGATGGTGTCCGTATACGGTATACGGAACCCATCGGTGGTCTGATATCCCAATTGAGTGCACTCACTAAGTCTCGTTGGACGTTCGGTGGAAGCTTTGGTTCTACACCATGGCTTAAGAATATCGCATTGAACTACGCCAAGTTCCGTGTTCACAGTCTCCGAGCTTATTTTGTCTCGAACTGTCCCACGACAACAGTTGGTGAAGTTGGTCTGGCTATGGCGACGGAGTACTGGGACACACAGAATTGGTTAGATTCCTCTACATACGAGGGACTTTACCTCTTCCAAAAGTGGTCCACGGGTCCTGCTTATGGAGGAATGCCAATCGGTGGGCGAGGTCCTGACTTTTCGGTCAGTCTCTTACCCTCCGAAATGCATTCTTCTCTACCGTGGTACTATATCGGTACCGCGGGTGACCAAAATGTCACTTATGCAGCCTATGTCCTCGCCCAGACCGGTCAAAACGATGCCGGCACCATAGTGATTGGAAGGGTATTCCTCGAATATGATATTGAGTTGGTGAGTCCCACCCCCGTTGGGGGTGTTCTTCTCCGCTCCATATCGTCGGAAGATGGTCGTTCTGATACGACTCATCCTGGGTACCCTCCCCCTCTGCCTCCATCTCCCTCTCCCCCAAAACCGGATCCCACTCCAAAGCCCAATTCCGAAGTCTAAGCCGTCATATGACGCCCACACTTCAGTCTCACACTCTGTCGTTAGATCAGGTCTACGTTGGTTATCTAACCCTTCGCTAACTAAGTTTATCGAAGAAAATTGGACCCGATGATCTATATACATTGTGTCGATTTGTGGGGGTGGG